CCAGCGCTTCCATGCCAGGGCTGTTGCCGTAGATGTCACCACCAACAACATTCCAGCGAGGCACGATGCCAGGGAATTCTTCAAACCCGCTCTCGCGTAGGTATTTGTTTTTTTCTGCGGCAAGCTCAAAGTAGCAGCTCTGGTACTCCATGTTCTTTGCATCGCGCTTGCGTGGATCTCGATCTGTGCGGGGCTCGATTGCGTGGATGATTGGCACCCATGCGTCCAAGCTTCCACGGTCATACAAGTTCTTCACCGTGTGCGACACGTTCTCAATACCAAACTCGGTGACGATCTCGCTGACCGTTTTCTCAAACTCTCGATAGATGGTGTCAACGCGACCTTGGTAGTTGGTCGCAATAGCGTACTCACCAATCGTTGATGGGTAGTGGTGAATGACGTTCTTGAAGTCTGGCAGGATGATTGCAGCACCGGTACCAAAGGCACCAAGCTCTTCATACATCCCATGCAGCGTGCGGTAGGTGTTGGATCGCTGAAACACCAACTGCATTTTGTTGGTCACATCATCGAGCCAAAGCTTTACCGGTGGGTAGTTGTTCAGCACTGGGTCTGATGTACCCAAGCGAAACCATGGGCGTGCCGGTGAGGTTGCCCCCGCCATCATGCCTGCGCCCAATGTTCGCAGCGCCCTGGTTCCGGTGTTGTCGTAGATGCTGTTGTGGCGGCGCATCCCTTTGTTCCGATCCTGGGTGAAGTAGCGCCCATTCCTCGGCAGCAAGTAGGTTGTGACCTCTTGCCAATGCGACCACCAGGTTGCACGTTCAGACTTTAGTTGGCCCCATCGCGTGTGCAATTTATCCCGCGCAGGGCTCTTTGGATTTGACGCTCCATCGCTTGGATAATTTGCCATCGATTAACCTCCCAAAAGACTGTTCTTGGCGAGTGCAAGTTGGTTGGGGTCAACGCCTTGTGGGCCTGTAAGCATAGTGCCACCAACGCCAGACTTGGCTGCTGATGCCAGCAAAGCGCTGGTATCTGGAGCTTTTCTGTTTGCTGCGTTAATAGCCATCTGGCTTTGCTCGGCCTGCGCTTGGGTTGCTGACAAGTTCATTTGCTGCGCGTCTTTCTGCGCTTGCAATTGCTTTTCGCCTGCTTCTTTTTGCGCTTCGCCTGCATCGTATTGCATCTTCATTGCGCCAGCTCCAAGGCCAACTGCTGCGGCTGTACCGGCGGTAAGTGCGTATGCTGTACCGGCTGTTGCCGCATAGGCACCGGCTCCAACTGCTACTGCTGTGATTGCTCCTGACATAGTCATTCTCCTGTGATGTTGATGAAATTCTTTGCGTTTGATTTTCGGCTCATAAGCAAAGATGCTTCCTCGGTAAATTCATCCTCTGCCTCTTCAATCGTAGCAGCGCTGGTCGGAAAGACCATAGTCAGCAGCGTATCCGAGTGAGTGATGAATGCTTGTTTGCGATGGGCGCTTGCAGGAATAACCTGGTAGCCAGTGACAAGAATTTCATCGTTGTCTACATAGACAGTCACATCGCCATTGATTACCAGGGTAGTCGGTATTTTTACCAGCGCCCCAGTCAACACTACGCCGCCAGGTATTTTGATCGTCCTGGCGTACATCCCACCATGCAGCACATGGTAGGTTTCAATATCTGCTTGCTCCATGAAACCGGTCACGCGCTCCAATGCATACACCTTACCGATGGCCGTGTCGCTCATCGGTTGGATCTTTGCAGTGTGGACAGCCAGTTCGTTCACGTTAGCCCCTTAAAAAACACATCGTTTGTCTGCCGGTATCCCAACCTGGGGGCAACCTTGGACAATGTACCGCCGTGCGGTGCGCTCAATAGCAGACCAATCGCACCACGATCTTTGGCAAACCTTTCGGCTTCCTTGATCAACAACAAACCAGCCCCGCTATCACGGTATCGACCGCCAACAAACAGGCTTTCTGTTGTGGCCGTCAATGCGCCATAGTGTGGCACCACCGTCAACAGGACAACCATAAACCCAACTAGGTTACCGGCTGACCCGTGTGCAGCAAACAAATTCATGATGCCAGCCTGATCCAGTTTGGCGTACATCTCTTTGTTCCAGTTCGCATGGCCCATGCCATCCATGCTGCTCTCAATCCGATATTCCTCGACCAGGTCATCGAACATTGGATCGCCGATCAGCTCCGGCATCGACACAAGTGTCACCTTGCACATCATGACTGTAGCCCTCTGGTTAGTCGATACGGGTACCTAGCGGTTGATTGCGGAGTATGGGTCATAGTCTTTTTTGTTTTCCTTGCGTGTTGCCCGATCCAGGACATCCCTGGGCAGGCGTTTCCTTACTGGCATGGCAAATGTCAGCGCCAGCGCATCGGCCAGGTCAGGGCTCCCAGCCCCTTGCAGCCGCTTCTTGATCTGATCCTTTGGCTCCAGCACTCGGCGACCGGCGCTGTCAAACCAGCAGATCGGGGTGGCCAGCTCCTGTTTGAGCGCCACATTGTTTGGTATCGCGCCGCCTTGCTCGATCCATTCCTTCATCTCCCACCACATCTCGGTGCGCCGGTTGATGTTTAGCTCTGGCTTGAGCGCCTTGCCGCCAAACGGCACCTCGATCACATCGTAGTCAAGCTGGCGCAGGCGGTCGATCACACCGGCACCGGCACCGGCATCACAGAACACAGCATCGGGTTCCCAGTTCTCAATCACGTTGGCGATCCTGGCCGCAAGATCCATGTTGTCAATGCCTCGGAACACCAGCGGGTCAAAGGCCTGCAATCCCTGGCGCTTGAACACAACGCTGCGGTCATCGCCAAACCTGGCCGGATCGATGCCCAGGATTTTGGGCGCGTGTGCAACGTCCTGACTGAGGTAGACCTTCCTGGCCGCTTCCTCGGCATCCGATAAGCTTATGAGCTGGTCATCACCAGCAGCAGAGAAGTCGCAAAGGTATTCCCTTGCAAATGACGTTTCGTTCATGTCGCGGCGCAGGCGCTCGACCTCATCTGGGTCTAGGCTGTTGGTGTCATAGACGGTGTACTTGGCAGCGTGCCAGTCTTCCAGGTCTGCGGCCTTGTAGAACAGCTCAGAGAACAAGTTGATACCAGAAGGTGTCCCGATGAAAAGGCACCAGCCAAGGCGGTCTGAAAGGGCTGGCTGCACGATATCGATCCAGACCTCTGGCTTGATCTGGGCCACCTCGTCAATGACCGACCCATCGATCCGCAAGCCGCGCATTGCGTCTGGGTTGTCGCCACCGAACAAGCGGATGATCGCGCCGTTGTGCTTGAAGGTAACCTGGAGGTCACCCTCGTTGATGTCGATGGCCTCGGCCAGGCGCAAGGGCTCCAGCTTTTGCTTTAGCCTTGACCAGGCAATGGCCTTGGCCTGCTTTAGAAACGGTGCAATGTAGACAAAGAACCCAAGCTCAAGCTCGAACTTCATGGCCTTGTCGATCAGCTCCATGATGGCCAGCTCGGTCTTACCGGCTCGGCGGTGCAGGGCATAAACGCTGAAGCGCTTGCGGCTGCGATGGCAAGACTTCTGCCAGGCCCTTGGTTCATAGGCAAGGCGTATTGCCATCAGTCTTCCACCTCCGGCACGCCGCTGATGACTTGCAGGCTGACGCTGCCCTGGTGATCGATGCCCACACGGTCGCCATACTTCTTCGGGTTCCATTTGGCCAACAGCTTCATGCGTTGCTCGACCTGGTTCTTTTTCCAAGTCACAAACGCGCCGTCCATCTTGACGCTGTTTTCGCTGACCACCATCTCAGGCCTCATGTCGATGATGGCCAGGGTATCTTCTGCAATGGCATCATGGCCCATCTCGCGTGCGTGCGCGAAGCGTGCCAGAAACTCTGCATCCTTTTCAAGCCAATGGTAGACAGTACGCCAAGCAGGGGCATCAGGCAGGCGGCAGAAATCCCGCAGGGTCTTGCCATCAGCAACCCACGCAAGGATGTCTTCTTTGATCTCTTCTGGCACCGCTTCGGGCGGTCTGCCTGTCTTAGCTTTTGTCTTTTTCATTTACGGTCTTCCATCGATCTGGTGTCTGGGCTCGCCTTTCATACTGGCAAATTTTTTGGACGGCACTTCTGGTCAGGCCAAACCTCTGCGCCAAACGGCGGTAGCCGATTCCTGCCTCTTCGTGCAGATCTCGGATTTGATCCACTACCTCGTCCGATATGGATGAATTGTGGTGGCTGCTGCCGATCCGATAGCCTAGCTCGTTAACAGCAATGATTTTCCGCTTTTTGTCAGCCATCACATCCCATATCTGACCTTCAATATTTCGGGGGTCTTGGTGGTTTTTTGCTTTTGCCGGACATAGCATTCTCCTGGTGGTTGAAATGTTGTGATGATTTTGCATCAATGATGCATTTTTATCAATGCATTTTTATGTCACCGGT